ATGGTGCTATAGAACAATATCAGTACAATAATCAACCAGCTCCAGGTATATCAAGTTTTATAGGTGGATACTTGAACACCCCAGCAACTAAGATCGGTGAAAAGAGAACATATGGCTCGACACACACTGCCGAAGAACTTACGAAATATGGTTTCAGACCAGACGATCGTCGAGGTAAACCAAATAGAGCCGCGGGTCCAGGGCGGATGAACGTTCGCGCCGATGCACTTAACCAAGGGGGTATGGTCACAAGTGTTCGTTCCGATACAACGAGAATTGACGGTCGAGTAAATGCTGCGAATGGTGCTTGGACACAACAATATAGAAATAACGATTATCATAAATTCAATGCTTATAAAGGTCACGAAAATCCAAACGCTACAAATATGAGTTTGGATACAGCTAGAAGACAGCTTTCAAGTAACCCATTAGTTCATAGTCTTTCTTAAATAAATAGAAATTGAGACATACACTCATTAAAATATTGTTCATATATTTTAATGAAGGTACACACCTTAGATATAGATAGTGGTGAACGAGATCCTGTTTTGTACCCAAACCCAGGTGATTATGTTGTCCACTTAATAAACCCAATTTATGACGTGACTAAAATTTCATTGATATCAGCACGTATTCATAATAGTCAGTACCTCATACACTCCAGGAACAATAAATTTGATGTTTTGACAAACGGTAATAGTACTCAAACGGTAACTATACCAATTGGAAACTATAGTGGTAATGATTTAGCACAGGCTATTGTAACGGCTTCATCCGATATTACATCTGCTACGTTTGATAAACAAACAAATGCTATAACGTTTACGGGGTCGAATGATTTTACATTTTTGTTTTATACTGGTACGAATGGTTATACATCTGGTACAAATGGGTACACCACACCACACGATGTTTTAGGTTTACCCGCTTCAAATGTATCATCAACTTCGAGTTCATTAGAAACTGGGAGTATTAATTTACAGGGCGCTGATGCAATTATTGTTAAATTGAGTAGTGGTTCTGACGAATTTAACAAAACTGTATTTTCTGAAACCCCCTTTTATACAGGGCGTATACTTCTGTGTGGGGATGTTATTAACTTTTCGGGTGTTGACGATACAGTTGAACACAATTTTGATTCTGGTACACAAAAAACGATATCAAGTTTACGTGTTCAGTTTTATTACAGTAGTAATAATCGATTAATACCATACGATTTTAGAAATGCGAATCATATACTTAAACTGGCAGTGACGTGTTCTACTGATAAACTTGAGAATATTGCTAAAGTGGAACGAGACTTTTCTCTTCCACCACCTATGAGTATCCCCGAAATGGAGGATCCGCGTAGATGGGATGCGTTTATATCTATATTTATGGTAGTCGCAACCGGTTTATTTTTATTATTGGTTATGCGTAAGCCTAAACTTATCGAGTAACCGCGAAGATTGGTTGGGTTGGCTTTTGGACACGCGTAGAAACACGAGAGATACCGACGTAGACCAAGATGGACAAGAGCGTCGTGAACAAAGCCGTGAGCGTGTAGTTCATACCACCGTTCTTGTTGACTTTAACAACTTGGTTAACGATCCATCTCACCAAGTCCATCCACGAGAGAGCGGCGGCAAATGAGAAGCCGGCAACGACGGCGTTGAGGGATTGGGACTCGAGTTCACGAGCGACGAGCGTAACAGTTTCAGCAGCAGTAGACATTTTTATATATAGTATCCTGAGATTTTAATCGGGGAGTAAATCTTCTTCGACTAAAATTTCTTTATAATATTTTGGGTTTAAATACCCTTTTAACATACCTATATTTATAGGTACTGTACCCGAATCGGATTCCGAATCTGTTTCTGTATCAGAATCAGAATCTGTATCATCATCACGTAATCTAAAATATTCAGAAGTCGTCACATACCCCGTTGGTTCCGATGTGTTCATTACTATCTATAGCATTTTTTAACATTAATTCTGACGGATTTTTTGGTTCCCACGCATCCCAATTATCGTACGCCATATTCATTTTAACGAATTTATATTCACGTCCCGTATATCTCGTAAAAGGGATTTCTTCATCTTCAAACTCGACGTCTTCTTCCTGGTCTTCTTCATCGGAAGATTCTTCATATATTTCTGGGAAATGTGTTCCCATTTTCTTACCAACTTCGTTCATGGCACAATATTTCATAGCGTATTCCAAATCTTCACCAAGTACCATATCTCGACCACACGCCGTAGCGTATTCGGCTGCGAGAACCATAGTTCTTTCGAGTACGGGTTGAATGATGTTAATAGCAGAGTCTTGGACCTGCTCAATTAAGTTTTCAGTTGCGTCTTTTTCTTGTTGATTCATTATAAATTAAACAGTGTTTTAGCAATTCCGTTTTCTACACGGAGTATATTATAACTTAGGCCTAAAACTCTAAGTTCCCTATCTATAGAGTTATGTGGATTCAAACTTAATTTTAAATACTGATCTTTAATTAAACTAAAATTTCTTTGACCTGTTGGATACCATCGTTCCGGTTCAAGTGCAAAACTATATGAATAGTATCTTCTAAATAATTGTGTTCTTGAATGGTGTATACCACTCTGTATTGCGCGTAAGTTTATAACGTTTCCTGTAACTTTATCTAATATAACGGAATCATCGAGTGTAAGTTCGATATAACGTAAATGTTCGTAATTTATATATTCAGATTTAGCCGAATATATTTCGTAATTTAAATCATAATCAAAAGGAGTGTATGTATTGGTATTGACTATATCATTTTTTTTTGTTTGTATTACAAAAAATAGTTCTTTTATAGGATTTTTAAGTTCGAGTTTATGTTTATGTTCTGTTGATGTTGATGGTATAATAGATTTGTTTTCCTGTATTTGTGTTATAATGTAGTCTATTCTTTGATTACTTAACTTTTGTTTTTCCTCTTCGTCCAAAGAAACCATTTCTAGTGTTATTTTAACACTTTTTATTAAGTTTTTTGGTTTAAGACCTGTGTAAAATATGGGGTCGTTTATACTAGAAGTGACGGCATGAATACATTTATCAACTTCCCTGAATTTAATAACAATTTCAATTTCCTGTTGATTTATGGCACAGAGTGGTATCGCAAGTTCGGGTGTATTATAAAAATAGAACGGTATATCGATAAAATATTTTGCATCAGACGTTGCGTTTCCTAAATAGTGTCCTATTTTCTGAGTACTGACTTCTGTACCTGACAACTCTAAAGGTGGTTTACCGATGAGTTTGGATAAATTGTGTTGTTTCGTCTGTGTCACGTAATTATCCGAATAAATCGCTAAGAAATCACTCGGTACGCGTTGTATAACTTCACCACCTATCATAAGTTCAGCATATTCAATCATGGCATGACCTATCGATTCGTTGTATCCTATACCCGATAAATTTGTTAAACTTTGATCTATAGCACTTAATTCAACTTTCATACTTACAGTTTTAAGAAGATCACCTTGGTTTTGTGGGATTGTACACCGAATAGTGTTTCCAAATTCTACTTCACCTTCAACATCTACATCAACAAAGAATGGTGCAAAGTTCGTATGTTTTTGAAAATTCTTTATGAAATATGTATATTCGGGGTCGTCTGTAAAAAAAGCGTCCTGTGGACCAGATGTTTCTAATTGAACACGTCCGGCCATTACTAGTATAACTGACTAAAATTTTAAACCTCCGAGACCGCTGCTTATACGTAAAACGTTATAGTTTACAGCGTATACGTAAACTTTGTGTCCGAAACTAGCGTCTGGTGTATCGAGTTCAATATCTATCAAATTGTGTGCTATTCTACTCATGTTAACTTGACCGGTCGGGTAATATGTTTCTGGTTTCAGAGAAAAACTATAGACACCAAAGTTATTACCCGTTACCCCCGTATAATACTTTAATGGTTGTTCGTAACTGAGCATTAAATTATCAGCGTCTATGATTATGTTATTGTTAAATTTCATAGTAACTTGTTTTATTGGTTCGTATTTGTATACATCATCACTTACAGCCAAAAAGAACATTTCCTTGACCGGATTTTTAAAGTTAAGCATACCAGATTTTTTAGATTCACCTGGTTTAAATTTGAATTGAGACATTTGGAGTTGGGTTATAACGTATTCTATGGGACGCGAAAGTAAAAAATTCTTTTCGTCTTCGGTGATAAAAAAGAAGTCGGTGACGAGTGATACTTTTTTAATTGATGAAGAAACGTCTGAAGGTGGATCTTTAATATCAGTACTATTTTTATATTGTATGGTAACATCTTCAAGTTTTTTAAATTTTATACGTACTTCGACGAGTTGTTTTGTTAAAGCACATACAGGTATAGCTAAACTTGGGTGTCTAAAAAAATAAAACGGTAAAAGGACGTTATAATCCCAATCATATGAAACAGGTATATAATTACCGTGTCCCGTTAAGAAATAGAGTGTTTGATCAATATCATCTTTATTACTATGTATTTGATCATACATATAAATATAATCACCCGTTATTCTCTCTATGGTTTGACCACCTATAAGTAAATCAGCGTATTCTATTATTTGTGCACCTATAGATTCGCGGTATCTTATATCATAACCTGAATCGGCTGTACCAGTTGGTTGTGGTAAAGTGAATTTAAGCATTGTACTTCGAATAAGATCCCCTTTATTTTTGGGTATACGACATTCTACCGATGCATCATAATCAACATCACCATCAAACGGTGTTTCGATAGATTCAATTGAAAATTTAGTATGTCTTCTAAAATTCATCAGGAAATACGAAAACTCGGGTTCTCCAGTAAGCCATTGGTCCTGGATACCCGTGATAGCAAGGTTTAATCGACCAGCCATTCTTACTTTACGTGAGTAAAATTTTATGAAATAAAACGACACGATATTATAGATGAATCTTCAGTTGAGAA